GCAGCAGGATGTTGCACTTCTTCACCTGTCCCGTCTCGCTCTTCTGACTCTGCACAGCGAAGGCCTCGCCCTGCTGCACCACTCTCATGATTTTTGATTCCATAACTCTCTTCTTACTTTTCCTTTTTACTACAACTCATACTGAGGCTAAACAAAAACCTCCAAACTGTGAAACTGAAATACATACTCATGACTCTCGTTTTACGTCGCGCCTTCTCGCGACCTTTTATTATTAATTTGTTAGCTTGCCATCGTCGGCCTCACATGCCTCGAACTGACGGTGCAAAGGTAGAAAGGGGTGAGGAGCCGCACAATCGTTTTCCCAACATTTCCCGCAAAAACCCCTGTTTTTGGGAAAAAATGGCCCTTTTTTGGGAAAATCAAATCGTGTTGAAAAAATATGGACGAAGTTGTGGGAGAAAGCTGCTTCTATGGCCAAAAAAACGTTCGATATTTTCAAGAGGTTGGGAAGAAACGAGCCTTTTTTGGGAAAGAATATGGTAAAAAAGAGAAATATAGTACTGATACATGGTAAATTGCGGAATTTTTTTCCCATTTCCTTGGGAAAAGCTTGGGAAAGCCTAAAAACAAGGAAATGGGAGAGGGGCGATGGGGCTATCTGCGGTAATAGTCCGCCTCTTTCAGTTTGCGAAAGAGGCTTTCTGCCGTAAGGTAATCGGGGTCTGTTCCCTTTTGCCAGAGGGAGAAATGTCTGTTGTGGTTCAATTTGTTCTCTTGCTTCCTAAAGGATTCCACATTGCACGCTACCTCCGCTTCCTCGAACATTTGGTTCATCCGTTTGGCGAAGTCGCTTTTCTCTTGACCTTCCCTTATCATGTTGAATGTATATTTCATCATGCACCAGACAATATACCATTGCTGCTTCGTCTTGATATTGGCCTTGATCCAAAATCTCAGTACCTTCTCCAGCTTATAAGGATCGACCCAATTTACAAAAAGCGGGTCTCCATGTCGCTCGTATTCGTTTCGCTTGCTAATCATCTCGGTCAGCATCTTGTGCTCAGCCTGGTATTTGAAGAGCTCCTCGAAGTCTTCTTTTGTAAACGCGTGGCGGCTCAGTTCGTGGGCGAACGCCTCGGTCTCTTCTATGCCCAAGCGGTAGCGGTTCGACCAGAGCTTGCAGATTTTGTGGACGTTGTATTGGCTCACCGTCTTGTCCAGCAGAATCTGTAGTAGGTTCATGTTGGCTTCTGCCTTTCGGTCGAACAAATCATGATGGTGTTGCTTCTCCACCCGTGCGAGGTGAGCGTCTTGTCGGGTTTCCTCAAACTCCTTTTGGAGGAAGCGGTAGATGATGGCCTCCTCGGGCGCGCTACGAACCTTCCGCGTGCCACACAAATCCGTGATCCACATCTCTATCTCCTCGGCAATGCTGATCACAAACCTCATGCTCTCCGTCATCCGCTCCACGGCCAGGCTTTTGAGGCCCTCGTAGTCGGCGGGCATCATGCCGGGCTCCTCCTGTGGGCCGCTTGCTCTCACAATCTTCTCAAAGACGGAGGCAGGGCAGGACTCGGTAAAGTCCATGAGGTTAGTCTGAATCTTCTCCCCCAAGGCCACAATCTTGCCAAGCGTGGATTTCAACTGACTCTGCCACATCTGCTCCAACCGTGCATCGTAGATGTTGTAGAGGGTGACGTAGGCCTTGTGGCGAAGGTCTTTGACCAGCTGGCGGTATTCGTCCAGGCTCGTACTGAGTATCTGAGCGACGTGGAATACATACTTGAGGGCCGTCCGTCGGTTGCTTATGTGGCGATTTATCTCGTCGATGACCCATTGTGCCTCCTCGCGCATGTGGATGGTCTCCGTCTTAAAGAGCCGGTAGTCCTCGGGGGTGAAGGGGTGGTAAATTTTCTCACCTATGCTCGCGTCGAGCGTGAGCAAGTCTTCTTCCAAGGCGATTTTCATGTCGCCAGTAGTAGTCATTATTTTCTTCATGGCTGCTTAGATGGTTGTTTTGGTATTGATGATGATTTATGGGCCAACACTTGCAGCGCTAAAATTCCGCCGCCTGCAAGCGCCAAAAGGATAGGGCAAATACAAAAAGCGCGACTCGGTCGCTGAGGTGCGGACGCCTTGATTAAAAATTCAAAGATAAAACAATTTTTGGAAAAGCAACAGAAACGCGTGGCTTTTTATGGTTTTAATAGGGCAGAAAATGCTGCAAAGCGAAATGCATTCGATTGCTCGCCAAAATGATGTTAGGACAAAATATGAAACATTCTGTCCTGACATCTCTAATTTTATGTTTATCTGGAAAAGGGAGTGGTACGACGTGGACACATAGACGACAAATAGAACAACAGGGACAGGGAAATTGGCAAAACCGAGCCACCAACTTACCGCTTATACGATGAAAGGGTGCAATTTTGTCGCCTATAGGCGACAAAATTGACTCCAACTGTGTATCAATGGCATAGTATTACGCTCTTTGAGGGAGCTCATGTCTATCATTTTGAAAATGTAAAATGCGGTTTTTTATCTATCCATTCTCTCAAAGGAACCTGGTACCCTTCGGCGAATTTGCAACAGATTCTTAGCCACGCTTCATACATGTCGCTATCCTTGAGTAGAATCGGATTGAAGTCTTTTATCATCAACAAAAGCTCATTAGAGGGGTGACGAAGCAATGCTTTAATTTCGTCAGAATAGTCTACAATGATATTGAAAACCTGGGCTACAGAGTTCTTTAATTTTTTGCCGTCAACATGAGAAATCTTACCACCAGCAGAGTACAAGTCACGAATGTTAGGATTGACCACCTGGTTATAAGAACATAGCCATAGTGTTGTATTGTTGTACTTTGTCATGCTTCTTGCCGGATTGAGTGCTTCTGGAAAAAGGATCATACACATTGCTTGCAACCTTCTCCTCTCGTCCAATTCGAGTGAGTTCCAAAGCCGAATGTTGAAGGAATGCGCTTGGTCAAGGTTGTCAGAAGTTATCCACCAAGGCATTTCTTGACGGTTTTGCTGTTTTGCCCGTTCCCTATAGTACCGTCTTGCCAAGGATATAGAATCCGCCGATGACCTGAAATCATCGTAGGTAGTTCCCATTTTCGAGAAGATCGTTTTCTTCTCTTCCAGTTCCATGTCGATAAGGTACCTCGGTGAATGGGTGACGGCTATGTCATAAAGAACGTCTTGGTATGGACGGCATCTAAATTGGGGGATCTCGCCGCCCAACTTGCCAAACAACATGTAGATATCATCGACATGGTCTACACGGGTTGTCTCGACTATGCTACTCCCCGTGGAGGTCCAACGGTCTTCCTTGGTGGATTTGACTTCTATGCCATAGTACTTGTCTGCCACTATGTCTGGAAATTTTTGCCCGGAAATCAATTTCACCTCTTTGGCGTCGAATGGAGAGTTGGCACATGCCATTTTGATTTTCTCTACAGAACACACCTCCAGTGATGAGAAACTCAATTTCTTGTACTCTTGAGGATTCTCGCAAGCCTCACGGTTCAGGATACTCTCCGTGTTGCTCATCAACTCTACAAACGCCTCATGGGCCAGGGTGATATCCCTTTTCCTTATTGCTATGATATGATCCGTTTTATCCATGCTAATCAAAATATAAAGGCCATACTTCTTGTATTCTCCTTGCGATGTTGTATGCCAACATGGGTGGGACGGCATTGCCTATGATTTTATATGCTCCCGATGGACTTACTGCATATCGCTTTGAGTTGGCTTTGTGAAAGACGAATGGGTAATCTGGTGGAAAAGTCTGAATAAGTGCGCATTCACGCGGCGTTAAACGTCTTTCGGCTAATCCGTTGGAGAGTTCTTCTGATATTTTTCCGCCATGTTCTGCCGATAGCCTCCTAAATTCAATATTCCCATGATGTTCGGAACGAATCGTTGGGGCCAAACCATCAAAATTGATTTCGGTTTGTCCTTGGCTTCCATTTATGGGGCACAGAACGAAGCGTAAATGAGTCGGTCGGCTGAAAAATGGGTGAGAGGTTTGTGTTTCAACGAGTTAGGTGTGTGTGGCTGAAATGATGGCGTAAAACGAAGCGTTTACATAGGCTTACATTTGGTTTATTTTTGGGGCTTGTTGAGGCTCTTGTGGTTTACATGGGGCTTACGGGTGGTTTATATTGCGTTTCTGTTGGTGGCTGGTGTTGTGTTGGGGTGGGGTAGAATGGTGGCTGAGGCCACTTTTTTTATGTTGTTTTTGAAATTTGATAATGCGAAATTATTCCATATAATGATTATTTGGTATATTTGCAGAAACAAAACAAGAGAATATGGCAAAGGTAATACATGTGCATCTGCTGCACAATATAGATGGAACGAGGCGGAAGGACTGGTACTTTAGCAGCATTTCCGCGGTTTATACGGTTTTGACGGCTGAACAGATCGGCGCGACGAAGAATTATTTGCTTCATGCCGGGCTGTCTGGCAATGGTACATTATGCACGAAACGCGCTATAATCAAGCAATCTACGCTTATTTCATGCTCTCGTGGGGCAGATGATTAGACTGATGTTTTTATGGCGTTAGAATGCAAATAAAAGGCCGTTTGTACGGTCGTGGGAAAGGAGGTCATTTGGCCTCCTTTTTTTATGTCCGAAAATGGCGAAAAATGGGAATGGGGTTACTATTGGGGTTACAGATAGGGGTTACATTTTCGGAAATTAGGGGTTACACATTCGGAGTTTTCGGGGGTAGGATAGAGGGGGAGGGAAAAGGATAGTTTTAAGGGATAGGGTGGGGGAAACTACCCATTTGTGATATTGGTAAAATGGGCGCGAATCGGGCTAAAACCTTGTATTTATGAGGCTTCTTACATGGAATGAGCCTCGAAAGAGGGGGTACACCCCTCCAAACGGGGTTATAATGGGGTGGAGGGGCATACGTTTGGTGTTACGGCTTGCCACCTATTATAAAGTGAAATGGGTTTACCCGGCACTTGCAATATTTGAAGTGTCGGCATCCGATACATGCTTTTCTTTTTCAATAGTCATTTGTCGTATTTGTTCTTTTAACCGTCCTATTTCTTCTGCCTGTTCGCGAATGGTGGTGTCTTTGTCTTTTATGAGTTCAAGGAGTGGTGTAAAAGTTTTATCTTGTACAAGTGGCTTTTCTTCTGTTTCCTCCTGAGTGTCTGGTAATTTACTTTTTAGGTCTTCGTCGTCAATCCAGATTTTGGGCTTTATAGATGATGCACGGAAGATGTTGTCTCCACGACTCATAAGTAACCAGTCCGGAGAGACATTATATAAATCGCACATAGTAGCAATCATATCCGTCCCTGCTTTCATCCTTCCATTCAGAATTTCTGAAAACTTGGCGGGTTTGATGTTTAGGGACTCCGCTAATGCAGTCTTGTTTGGTATCAACTGCTTGGCTAATATGGCGGTAGTGGCCAAGATGAATCGGTGGTTTATCTCGTCTTTTGTTAATATTCTCTGAAATAACTCCATATTTTCTGAATTTTATTTTGGTAGATTACAGAAATTCTGTATCTTTGCACCGTGTTAATAATTTAACAAGCGGCCAAAGGTACGAAAAAAGGCCGAGAATAACGAAAATTAAGAATTAAAGAATATGAACGACAACGAATTAAAGGAGTGGCAGACGCAGAGCGTGAAGCACAAGGTGGCAATGGTTCTGATAATGGATGGTGTTAGTTTCAGCTATACAGAAGAGGACGGCATCGTATTTACAGCACCAGAATGTTATGTGGTGAGGTTGATAAGACGGCTGATGTCCTGCTACGGATGTAGCGTTAGACCGAAGATAAACGAGGTAAAATGATTGCAGGATAACACGGAGACCCTGGGTGCTGCACTGGATAGTCAGCCACCGCACTGGATAGTCGGCAGGGTTGGCCTCGGATGACCGCGGGAAAGACCGCAGGAGTGGCAGGTTTGCCGTGCGCTGGATAGCCATGTGGGGTTCGACTCCCCAAGCTCCACCAATATGTTAATAATTAAAAAAGTGAGATATGAAAAAGTACATTCATGTAACAAAAGAGGTTCGCGAGCACCTAATGAAAATCTTCGGTGTTTCCTCTGTAATGGTATGGAAGGCTCTGACTTTTGAGAGTGAAAGCACACTTGCCAACAAGATACGCAAGGCAGCCTTTGAAAATTTCGGCATATTGATGAACGAGTTGCCAGCGATGGAAACATTCCATGACTATGATGGCTATATGCGACAATATTTGCCAAATGGGGCAATGTTGGAATTTTGCCGTAATGACAATAGCGGAGACGTCTTCTTCAAAGGTGTGAAAGTTAAGCATTATGAGCAGGTTATGTTCTCGGATATTGAGAATATCCAAAAGTTTGCAAGTGAATTAAGATAAGGGAGGCAGAATTATGGAGTACCACGATAACAGACTTTGCATCTCGATGCGGGAACTTGTGGATGGCGGTGTAATGACAGTGCCAAACTACAAGCAGCTCTCTGCACGCGGTCGCATAGACATTGTGCGTCGTGGTGGAAGAGGCGGCTATGCGCTCATCGCGGTTAGCAGTCTGCCCGATGCTTATCAAGACAAACTCAAGGAGATTTATCCGGACCCGTCGCTTGAGGTGCTGCTTGCCTGGCTTGATGCCAACTACGAGGTGGACCAGGCAGCTGTCGCATATTTCAACGACTGGCGCAACCAGTGCGGACACGACCACGCTACCGATGCTCATGTGAAGGAGTATGTGACCAACGCCAGCGTGCTGAATGCTTGTATCAAACTCTACAACAACGCCAAGGCGATACTGAAGACGATGGGCCAGAAGTATGACTGGAGCATGATGTCGCAAGCTGTGGAGGGCTACCGTATGAAGACCGGGCACACATTGCCTGCAAGTATGTTGCGCTTCCGCAAGAAGGTGAACGAGTACCAACGAGACGGCTACCAGTGTCTCATCAGCCGAAAGTTCGGCAACCAGACAAGCCGTAAGGTGGATTACCGTACCGAGCGTTTGATTCTGTCGATAGCCGTGTTACACAACAAGCCGTTCAATACCAATGTTTGGGAATTGTACAACTCGTTTGTGTGCGGTGAGCTGGACGTGTATGACCCAGAGACCGGTGAGCTTTTCGATGCAAGCGAGTGGACCGACAAGAACGGTGACCCGAAGTCGCTGAGCGAAAGCACCATCACCAACTATCTGAACAAACCGAAGAACCGACTGTTTATTGAGCACTCGCTTGACTCTTACACCACATTCATGCACGAGCAGATGCCACACGTTCATCGTCATGCGCCCGAGTTTTCGTTCTCAAAGATTTCATTCGATGACCGCGACCTCCCACGCAAACTGAAGGATACCAAGGCAAGGCCGAAGGCATACTACGCCTACGATGTGACAAGCCAATGCGTGGTGGGCTACGCCTACAACCGCAACAAGAACGTGGACTTGGTTGCCGACTGCTTCCGTTCGATGTTCCGACTGATAGAAAGCAAGGGCTGGGGTTGCCCGGCGCAGGTTGAGGTGGAGAACCACTTGATGAGTCAGTGGAAAGATAGTTTCCTGAAGGCAGGAGTATTGTTCCCATTTGTGCGCTTCTGCGCCCCAATGAACTCTCAAGAGAAATACGCTGAGCCGATGAACGGTGCTAAGAAACGCCGTGTGGAGCATAGAAACCACCTCGGCATCGGACGCTTCTATGCCAAGGACAGACACTACCGCACGGAGGCCAAGAAAGTGTTTGACGAGAAGAATGACACCTACGAGGACAAACAGTACTACACATGGGAAGAACTGATTGCTGATGACATCCGCGACATCAAGGAGTTCAACAATACCCTCCACCCGAATCAGAAGAAATACCCCGGCATGACACGCTGGCAAGTGCTTGAAGCCAATATGAACCCAACGCTTCAGCCCATGGACAAATCGGTGTGGGCACGCTTCATCGGCGAGCACACTGAGACCTCCATACGCAGGAACAGCTACTGCAGAGTGGCATATAAAGACTGGTGGTTGAGCAAAACTGAAGTGATGGAACGTCTCGATCCGAACAACTACAAGGTGGATGCCTACTATCTGACCGATGAGGACGGCAACGCAACCGACGTTTATATCTTCCAGAACGACCGACTTATCGACAAGCTCGAGGATGTGGGCACGTTCAACACTGCCGATGCAGAGCAGACTGACAAGGACAAGGAGATATTCGTGAACCAGCAGAAGAAGATAGCTGCATTCAACGCATACGTGAAGAAGAACGCCATTGTAACTGTTGGCATATCCAAGCCGGAACACTCAGAAGAGGCTGCACCACCGCCACCGCTTGAACTTCCACCGATGGAAAGCGAGCAGGAACTGGAAGTGACCTACCACATTTCTGACCCGTTGGCAGATTTATAGAATGATATTAGAATACAATTAAAATAACGTGAGACATGATAACGAATGAGAACAAGAAGCGGATATTGGAGGCTATAGCCACCAACCGCACGAACTATCCGAGCGATGCCAAGCACGCTGCTTCATTGGGCATCAGCACCTCGGTATATAGCGCCATCAAGAATGGTCAGACCGACAAGGCACTGAGCGAAGCCAACTGGATAACCATCGCCCGAAGACTGGGTGTGAACCTCAGAGGAGGCATTGAATGGAAGCCAGCACGCACCGCCACCTTCGAATATATCACAAAGCAGCTGGAGTTCAGCCAACAGAGCGGACTGAGTGCGATACTTTGTGATATACCCAACATCGGCAAGACATTCACGGCACGCTATTATGTGCAGTGCCACCGCAATGCCATCTATGTGGATTGCTCACAAGTGAAGACCAAACTGAAGCTGGTGCGCAAGATAGCCACTGAGTTCGGTGTGGGCAGCAACGGAAGATACAGCGACGTGTACGAGGATTTGGTCTATTACTTGCGCTCAATCGACACACCACTCATCATTTTGGACGAGGCTGGCGACTTGCAGTATGAGGCATTCCTGGAACTCAAAGCCTTGTGGAACGCTACAGAAAGATGCTGCGCCTGGTATATGATGGGTGCGGACGGACTGAAAGCCAAAATCAATCGCTCCATTGAGTGCAAGAAAGTGGGCTATACCGAGATGCTCAGCCGATACGGTGACCGCTACTCGAAGGTAACGCCCGACGACTGCAAGGAGCGTGAGAAGTTCCTGAAAGACCAGGCGAGCGTGGTGGCAAAGGTGAACGCCCCTGAAGGTGCGGATATTGCTACCCTGGTGCGCAAGTCGGGTGGTGGACTGAGACGAGTTTACACGGAAATAGAAAAACTAAAAAGAGTGCAGGCATGATGACAAAGATGGAAATGCAATATATGGACGCGGTTATACAAATAAACCGCCGACAACGAAATAACGAGGTGGACTGGGAGCAACGTCGCTATGAATTGGCCAAGGCTGCATTGTTTGTGGCTCCAGTCCTTCACCATGATCGTGAAGAAATGACAGCCGAACTCATTGCCAAATATGCAGTCAAGATAGCGGACGCTGTTGTATCAGAACTTATCGAAACAGAGAAGTGATATGGCAAAGCGAGCATATAGCCCCAAGGATGTGGCGAATATCAAGTGCAAGGCACTACCATTTGAAGGACAATGGAAAGACGTGTTCGGTCAGCCTGAAGAGGGCGACACATGGTTCATCAGTGGCCCCAGTGCCAGTGGCAAGAGTTCCTTCGTTATGCAGTTTGCCAAGATGCTCTGCGGTATAGGCAGCGTGTTGTATGTGTCCTTGGAAGAGGGCGTTGGTCTGTCGATGCAACGACGGCTTGCCCAATTCAAGATGAGTGACGTTCAAGGCTCGTTCCGCATCATTACCGATGGTGACATCAAGGCATTGGAAGAACGTCTGGCAAAGCCCAAGAGCGCCAAGTTCATCATTGTGGACAGTTATCAGTACGCCTACGAAGCAGGGTGGGAGTATTCACTGACCAAGGCTCTGATAGAACGTTTCAAGCGCAAGACATTCATCTTCGTCAGTCAAGAGGACAAAGGCAAGCCCATCGGTAAACCTGCTATCAGACTGAAATACGCTGCCGGCGTGAAGGTGAGGACGCAAGGCTTCCGTGCATACTGTCAAGGACGCTATTCAGGCAACGTAAGTGAATACTACACCATCTGGGCGGAGAAAGCCGTGGAGGTTTATAATGACAAGTCTAACAACTAAACATAACTGAGATGAAGAAGAAAGTTTATATCAGTGGAGCGATAGCCCACTACGACCTTAAAGAGCGTATGGCAACCTTTGACCATGCGGCACGCTATCTCTCCATAAAAGGTTACGAGCCTGTGAACCCATTTGAAAATGGCGTTTCGCAAGATGCTCACTGGATGGAGCACATGAGGGTGGACATTGCCCTGCTTTTGAAGTGTGATTGCATCTATATGCTGCAAGGCTGGGAATTGAGCAAGGGAGCAAAACTGGAACTGGATGTTGCCAGTTCGTGTGGCATTAAAGTGATGTTTGAAGGTCATGAGAACAATGTTCGTGAATACACCTGCTGCCTTTGCGGTAAGACCCAAATCGGCTATGGAAACAATCCTCATCCATTGAAAGATGAGGGTGAGTGTTGTCCTGAATGTAATTTGAAGGTGTTAAGTGAAAGAATAAGGTTGTCAAAATTGAAATAGATATGGCACAGGAAGTAACCGATTTCGCACGCTTCTATGGCATACTCAAAAAGAGCTACAAGTTTGCCACCAAGGAACTGGGCGATGAGTTCAAGGAAGGAGTGGTGAGTCAATTCACCAATGGACGTACCACTTCGCTTAGGGAAATGACCCGTAAGGAGTACGACTTGATGTGCGACAAGCTCGAAGGTGTTACAGCCAAATTGATACGCACCGCCAAGGACGTACAGCGCAAGCATCGAAGCCAGTGCTTGAGGTTGATGCAGAAGCTCGGCATCGATACAACAGACTGGACACGCATCAACGCATTTTGCCAGGATCAGCGTATTGCCGGCAAGGTGTTCTCTCAACTAAGTAATGAGGAATTGGAGCAGCTGTCGGTGAAGCTCCGCTCCATCCAGCGCAAGGGAGGTCTGAAACCCAAGAAGGAACCGACACCTCCAGCACAGCCACAAGTGGAATACATGATGGTACAAATTGGAAATGGAGGTGAGGCATGAATGAGAAAGTGAAGCGTGTGATGGAATACATTCATGGCATCGCATACAGAGAACTCCAAGGTGACCAGTACATCGAATTTCTTGAGTGTATTGAATACGAGATAGACAAGGAACTGGAAGAAGGAGACTGGCCAGAACCTGAAGACGACGAGTGATAAACAATCAAAATAATAATCAACAAAAAGTTTACTACAATGAAAGAAGACAACAAGCAGACCGTTGAAATGACGGCGGAGGAGATGGCCGAGTACCGGGCATTCCAAAAGGCGAAAGCCAAGAAAGAGGCAGAGGCGAAAGCCAAGGCCGAGCGTGAAGAGTACAAACAGCTCGTGGACGAGGAAATAGAGCATTCCATCCCCGTGCTTCTCTGCATCAGCGAGCAAATCAAGGACAGCAAGCAAAAGGTGATGGACAACTTCAAGACCATACTGGAGATGAAGTCTGACCTGTTCAAGACCAAGGTCAAGGACGACCAGCGCAGCCACACGTTCACCAACTCCGAGGGCAACAAGCGCATTACGCTCGGTGTGTATGTGACCGACGGCTACCGTGACACCGTAGAGGACGGCATCGCCATCGTGAAGGAGTACATCGCCGGCCTTGCCAATGACGACAAGACACAGGCGTTGGTGAACATGGTGTTTCGCCTGCTGGCACGCGATGCCAAGGGCACGCTGAAGGCAAGCCGCATCGTGCAACTCCGCAAGGTGGCGCAGGACACCGGCGATGAGCGTTTCCTTGAAGGCGTGCGCATCATCGAGGAAAGCTACCAGCCGGAGGTGAGTAAGCAGTTCATCAGGGCTGAGATAAAGAACGAGAACGGAATGTGGAAGTCAATACCGCTCGGAATGACAGAATCCTAAAAGCGAATAGACATGATACTGGAAGTAGAGAAGAAACCGAAAGTGGCCTTGTGCCGTAAGTGTTACGGCACAGGTCGTCTCCACGACAAGGAGACTGGCAAAGAAAGCACATGTGACCAATGTGAGGGAACGGGCAGAGTAACCGTCAGCGCAAAGATGAACTATGACATCCGTCCCTATAAACCAAGAGACAGACACTAAAACATTTTATGAGCAAGAGGCGAGGAGCAAGCTATCAGAAACGTGTCACAGACATAAATAGGATATACGACCAACATGCCAAAAGCGGAATCAGCAACCGCGAGATATGGCGAAGGTACGTGTATCCTGTTTATGGTATATGTGAGCGTACCTTCTACAACCTCCTCAATGCCTCTTGTGACCCTAAGAACGAAGTGCCACAAGAGGCACAGACGTTTCTAAAATTCGACTTTGACGATGAACCAGGACATACAGAAAATTATCCGCAATATCCTAAACGACGTTAGGGTGGAGTTGAGTGATGAGTTTGACCGCAACTTTGAACGGCAGGCATTCTTCAACGAGGCGTGGCAGCGCAGAAGCAGCCCCACACGTCCTGGCGGTTCCATACTGATAGACACCGGCAAGTTGCGGCAGAGCATCAGCAGCCGAACCACAGACAGCAGTATCACGTTCTGCTCAACACTGCCTTATGCAGCCATACATAACGATGGTGGCGAGATAAAGGTGACGGCGAGGATGAAGCGATTCTTCTGGCACAAGTACCATGAGGCGACAGGCTCATTCGGACGCAAGAAGAACGGTGAGAGACGCAACGACAAGCGCACCGTACAACTGAGCACCGAGGCGGAGTTCTGGAAGCACATGGCTCTGATGAAAGAAGGCAAGAGCATCAAGATACCGCGCCGCAGATTTCTTGGAGCATCGCCAGAAGTGGAGCAAGCGGTCAAGGACATCATCGAGGAGAACCTTGCAGAGTATTTTGAACACGAATATAAATTGAAATGAGAAAGGAATTATTCAACGCTATTAAAGCAAAACTGGCGAGCGATGTGCCTGAAGTGCAGCACATCGATTTGTGGAACCACAATGTGGAGTTTGTAGAGCAGGAAGAAGGATGGGCGCGTCCAGCCGTCTTTGTGGAGTTTGGAAAGATAGAGTGGTCGCCATTTCAAGGCGGCAGTCAGCGTGGCAAGGGACTTGTTACTATTCACCTTGTGACAGACTGGGCTGACGGTGGCCATGATGCAGCTTTCGACCTTTGCCACCAGGTGCATACAGCCCTTGACGGATTGAGTGGTGATGATTTTAATGGCATGGCGCTTGTTGAGACGAACACCAACCACAACCACGAAGAGATACTTGAAAGCATCGACTGTTATGCGGTGCGTTACCTATTGCGATAAACCGCCCATGTCGCAACGATTTAGCCCCGACGGATAATTTACCGCCGGGGCTTTTTAATGCCGTTAGAATCGAATTATAACGCCGTTAGGCGGCATCGGTGAACAACATCATGTCTGTGTAGTGCGAGCTGTAGTTCACTGTTGCGTTGAACTCCACCTTGTGGCAGTTCTTGAATGGGTTGCCCACGGTCGGGTTCTTGCCCATCCATTCACAAAGCTCAATAATGGATGACTTGTTGGAAGTGAAATATATAAAGTGATGTCCGGCAAGAATGGTCAGCACATCGAGGTAGTCGGAAAGTTTCCAGTACATATTATATGTGCCAACGTCGGTGGATAGATAGGGCGGATCAACAAGGAACACAACATTCGGCATGTCTTTGTATCGGGCGAACATCTCTTTGTAGTCGCATGATACTACTGTGATACCTTCAAGATAGTCCTCACAAGTAGGATAGTCTGACTTGCGGAGATTGTTGTATAGAGCCTCCTTCTTCATTTCGGGGATGCTCAATTTGTATTTCATGGAGAACATCAGTCCGGAAGAAATGGTGATGAAGTCAATGTACCCGACCTCTCGTTCCTCTTGCTCCAAACGAGCGAATATGCGGTCGCGCAGTTCACCACGGATGCAGCTGTGCTTGGGTATGCCCTCCGTCTCCACCATTTTGCGCAGGTCAGCCAAAAGGTGGTTGGTCTGCGGGATGTGCTGTAGGCGGTTGCGGTAGCCGTCGAAGTCGTTGTATATGATTGTAGCATCCGGCTTCTGGCACTTGGTGATGTGTGACAGCAAGCCCGAACCACCGAACAAATCCACGAATACCGTGTCCTCCGGATATTGCTTTAGAACCTTGATGAACTCACGCGCGAACATGCGCTTCTGCCCCACGAAAGGGAGCGGTGCCGATAAATACTGTTTTCTCATGCCTTACACGTTCAGTTCAAATTTCACGTTCTCATTTCCGTCGAGCAGTTGCCTAGTGTGTTCGATGTTGTTCTCGTAGATATGCACATTCGCAAGGTTCAGCGTGATGGACTTCAAAGGAAGGTCAATCTGTCGGGCCATGAGGTAGAGGTGGTAGATGTCGGCCGGCAAGCCGAGGTTCGCGTCCGAACTGCGCTGGTAAGCCGACACCACTAATTCGTCGTTCTCAATCTGGAACTGAACGAGTGACAGACACGGTGCCTGGTTTGTCTCCGCATCGGTGGAGCCGAGGAACAGCACATAGTTCTTGCTGTTGCGCTTCTCTCGGTTGATTTTGGCGATGAGAGGCGGCAGTTTCTCAAAGTAGGTAGGGTAGGAGTTTACGAGAATGGCACCGCAGTAGTCCCACCAGTTGATGCCCACCTCGCGATACTTCTTCACATTGCGTTCACCCTGCATGAAAAGCTGCAGCTCGTTCTTTAACTTCTTTCGTGCGATGCCGTGCCCCTCGAATATGTCGAGCAGGTCAGCAGGGGAAAGCACCAACTGCTCGTTGAGCAGGTAACGTATGTTTCCCTTCTTGTTAGTCTGGCACTTGCCCAGAGTAAGTACCTTCTGTAAAATTTGATGGTATTTGTTCATAACCGTTTTGAATTTGAAAACGGTGCAAAGGTAACAACGCATGTCCCCTCGACAATGACCATAAGCAAACGTTACACTGCAAGTAGATTGCAGTCAGTTTTGAAACGCCGTATAAGGCTGTACACCTTGCGCTCGCTTATGGCATATTCTGTGGCGAGCCTTGCCACGATGTACGACACTTTTTCGCCCTGTGACGACATCGAGCGGTATTCGTTGAAAAGGTCGATATATTGCACATCGTCAAGCCTTATACCAGCCTTTTGGAAGTAAATCAGTAGTTCCCTGTTCAAATTAAGTATCTCTATTACTTTCATTTTCAGAAATTTTTAGTACTTTTGCATCGTCTCACTTATTCAGCGCAATCGCGCACAACAAAAATAAACCTCTTACTGGCGAACGAGGGTATATGCCCCCGGTCGTGCCGGTAAGAGGTAACGTTGTGTTAATGAGTAAGTGAGACGACTAATTAACAGGCCGGGGGCTTTTTTATTACCCTCCCCCGAAGGGATTGTTCTTAGTCTCGGTATAACTCCAAATTGAAATTATCCTTGCTCTTCCATCCGTCAGCCAGTGTGTCCTGGATATGCTGCATGGCTTTGGTATAGAAGTCCGTCAGTTCTTCGATGGTGCTGAACGTGTGATAGCATGGCTCATCGTCTGTTCCGAACTTGAACGTGACCGGCAATGTCTTGCCGTCAGACTGCACAGCCAAGTCGTATGCCACCTTGTAGTTGAACTGGTTCTCGTTAGAGAGCCACACGCTCATGCCGTTCCACACGAAGCCAGAAAGTATGGTCTCGTTCGTGCGGTCGTTGAACCATTCCGACACCATGGTCTTGATGGTATCCTCAGATGGCTTTCCGTTGAACTCAGCCTCCATATAGTCGGCAGATCCATCCTCGTTGTTATGCACGTCCCAGCGGACGCGCCATTTTCCTTTGACGGGGTTGGTGCATTCAAGCAGCTTTACCCCTTGTGCTCCGTTTACTCTGTTCATCATGTGAAAATGTACTTTGTTCTACCTTTGCCGAAGGTTTCCGCCTTGATGGTGGTCTCGAATGGGAAGCCGTCTGGCATTTCACTCACTTGCTGGAGAATGTTTTTCATCTCCTCGCTGTTGGTGAAGAACTTCTTCGGCTCGCCGTTCTGCTCGATGGACACGACACAGCGGTCTTCGCCCTGGCTGGTTTTGACCCCAACTTCGAAGTCTTTTACCACGATGGGCAGGTTCACCAACTCGCGGATGCTTACCACCGCACCCGCAAATCGCTTCTTGCCGTCTTCCGGCTTGTAAGCGACATTCAAATCCTTAAATGATTTCATTTTTTTGCCTGTTAATTTATAAAACAACATTATACAGTCGGCGTGTTTTGCCATTCCGTAGAAACTTGCTATCAAGACACGCCTCCTTTTTCTCGATTTAACCTCGTGCATTTTTCGGGCGAACTTCTGTTTGATGCGCTTGCGCAGCAGCACATGGTCGGGATAGATGACATATCCCAGGAAGTCAATGCCCTCGTCCACGGGGAACACACGCTCGTTGGCTTTCACCTTTAAGTCGATTTGTTCCACTTGCTCATGGACGGCATCACGAATCTCCCACAGTTCCGCTTTCGATTTACCGAGTACCACGCCGTCATCACAATAGCGGTAGAAATGACGCACGCCGTACCTGTCCTTCAGATAATGGTCTAAATACACAGACAACAACAGATTGCCCAAGCCCTGCGACGAGCGTAGCCCTATGCTGATACCTTGCGGTATGATGCGGACAAAGTTGTCAAGCATGGCTATGAGCTTCTTGTCTTTGAATACCCGATGCACACTGTACATAACGAAGTCCTGGTTGACACTCTCGTAGAACTTGGAGATGTCGAACTTGTAGCAGAACCTTGTGCCTTCCGGGTCTTCCTGCATATCACGGCGAATGTACTTCATCAAGTCGTGCATTCCCCTGTCCTTGATGCTTGCGGAGGTCGTTCTGATGAATCGCTTCTTCAGATGCTTATCCACCACCGACATGATGGCGTGGACAGCGATGCTGTTCTTCAGCTTCTTGAAGAATTGGATGTGCCGTAGTTTGCCGGCCTCTATAATATCTTTCTCCTCAATGTCCTTTGCGGTCACATGGAATGTGCCAGAAGCAATACGTTCAGAGAGTTCCTTGATGACCTCCTCACGATGCGCGATCAGGTAGCGTCCTTGTCGGCTTTTCTTCCGTTTGGTGCCACTGAGAACCTGGTCGAATGATTCCGCCATGTTGGAATATTCGACTACCTCCTCTATGATATGACCTTCTCTGCGCATAGCATCAGTTGTTTTTAATGATGGAAGATATGGGCCTTCCTTTCCCCGGGCCAGACTTCTTCGAACTGTTGCCAGCCTACCAAACCCTATTGCCCGACACGTGATTTTTCAGCTTTCCAAAACATTCCAATATTTGAAACATTGGAAAGTATTGCTTTTGCTGTGGCTTGCCACCCTCGGCACCACATCGGGGACACGTCCCCATCGTTGTACGCCGATTGTTGTTGGTGAGACGCGAGCCGACATTCGTATTCGCATTCGACGCATCGTTATTCGCATTCGCATTCGACACACCGCCATTCGCGTTCGCGTTGTTGTACCCGCGATAGACCACACGGCCTATTGGGTGGCTCTACCGACTGCAAAGTTACTGAATATCTGTGCAAAACGTGATAAAATTGTTCGTTGTTACGAGTTTTGGAATGAAACGTTATAACTTTGCATCTAAAAAAGATGACAGTACTACATGATACAGGAGAAGGCTGGAATGGCTTTGTTCGAGAGCTGATTGAAGCCAAAGAGAGAGTGGAGCTTCAGCACGAATCACTAATACGCCATCAGTCAGGCATAGCCGCAACTTTAATAGGCATAATTGCTGTTTTTGGCGATATGTCACAAGGGAGTATGCTTCTTCGCTGCCTGACAGTAGCGAGTGTGTTATTTCTGTTGCTGACTGTCCTTGCTGGTGTGTTGTATTGCTTTTTGCAGTACAGACTAAAGTTGAAAGCACTGTCAAATTGCTTACGGCAATATCAAGAAGGCTCTTTTGGGGTTGTGGGGCAGGTTCCCTCACCAACCGCTTCATGGCTTGCCAAAGTCTTCCCATGGTTGTTGTGCGTGGGAATACTACTTCTATCGGCAAGCGCAGTGTGTGCTCTACTGGGGCGTTGAGAGCCTCTCTAATTTTCTCGTCTTGTATTTTTTCTTCCATATCTTGATGTGTTTTGGAAAAATGTTATTACCTTTGCATCGGATCATTCCTCGTAAGAGGATTGGACCCCACATTCAGGCAGTCTTGATTATTTCAAGTCTGCCTGTCTTACTTTAAAGCCTTTAGCTGTAATTTCGTCGTAAGTGTAGGTTTTGTCCATTCCATCAATGACCACCATTACAGTTTTTAGATTTGTTCTTCTTACTCTGTCGTGTAAAGCACTGCTCAACTCGTCTAACGAAATACCAGAATCAACAAACAAAACCAAGTCGTCCGCCTGTTTCGCCCCTTTTCTAATAAGGTTGTCGATAGAACTTTTTGTTGGCTTTGCATTGACTTTATATTCTTGTTCTATTCCCAATGTCTTGTTGTAACTATCAGCAGAAGTTTCGTTCTGTGGGTTCGCTATAAGGTCAATCTCGTAGCCGTGCTTTTCCGCAAGATACCTACCCACTCTCACGTTCTCTTTCTTTTCGGTTCTTCCATGTTTTGAGCTTACTCGTAATTTACCGTTTGATGTTTCGCACTCAGTGAATGTTTCTGGTGTTTCTTCTTTGACTTTAGCCCAACATGAATGTATGAGTTTGCACGCAGCGCACAACTCATTTTCTGGAATAAACTTTGCCAACTTGATTTTGCCCTTTGCGATGTCGCAGTCCCGGCATCGCCGAATGGTGTAGGGATTGTAGTCGGGCACCGTCTTGTCCTCCTTGCCGGGGTTGAAATGGAAGATGCCTTTCGTATCACGCTGCAGAGCCTCCTCGCCAAGTGCCATAGCCTCGTCGTGTGGCGTGGCAGGATATTTTGACCTGCGCACCTGTACCACGGTACAACGGCAGTTCCAGCCATTAGGAGGATAGTATTCTTCCCAAAATGGGTCGGAAGGCGGAAGCGTTACGCCATTGAGCGCAGCGTGTTCCGGACGCACCTTGCCGTCGCCAGCCGTGCGGTACTGAAGGTTGTAGCGGTCGCCGTCCTCCGAGAACCGTTCCCACTTGGCAGCCATCTCCGCAGACGACTGCACGAAGTTGTACTCCGCACGGAGGTAGTTGGAGTTGTAGGTGTTGTCTATCTTCCGAACATCATTCAAAAAGGCTTCGAACGTCTTTCTATTGCCGTTAGAATCCAGCAAGGACGGGAACGCCTCGTTGAGCTCGTGGAACGTTTTCATGCCGGAGAAGATATAGTCAGACCGTTGGAGGCGCTTGCGCATGGCATCAGACATCTCCACTTGTTTGAAAGTAGAATCCAAAGCACCAGCATGGGCATTGATGAACTCCTGAACTTTCGGTTCTGCCAGCACCTCGATGCGGAACTCCGACCCTTTCTGAGAATAGAGCGTGCGCATCATGCCGTCGAACAGCCCAGAGAGTTGCTTGCGTATCTGCTCCTGCTCCTTAGACAGCGACAATGTTTGTGGATCATCGCCTAACAGCTGGGCATAGCGTTGGTGCAGCCCCACATAATCGGTGGGGCTTAATCGAAAAAAGAGCCGTGTACGTTTTGCTGCTGCTTTTTCTTCTTGTCGCCCTTGTCATCGTCTTGTGGCTCATTGTTGCCCTCGTCGCCATCATCGTCACCGCCACCGGGTAGCATGGGTGTAGCGTTGCGCCGTTCCCCAACAGGCATGCTGTACTTCTCCGCAAAATATGTCGGGTCCACCTCGTAGCGGTCGGCAATCATGGTCTCGTATGCCACCTGCTGCTCCGGTGTGTAATCGACGGCATCATCCCATTCGAAGCGCAGTCCCTTGATTGGGAAGCCGTGCTTTACCATGCGTGGGATAAGCTGGTTGTTCACGATGTCGCGCAGCATGGTGCAGTCGCTTTCAACCAGGTTCTCGAACACTTCAAGGTGTGTTTCTGATTGTGAGAGGCTGCTGCCGTCCTCGATGGTCATCGTCTGCCCGATGATGAGCTTTGACAGTTCCGAGTTGGCTCGATCGATGCGTTTGTCATAGACGTTGAAGGCATCGCCCTTTCCACTTTCGACGAATTCAATCTCGGTGTCCTGCCCTGCTACCATGTACTGGCTTGCTCCGGCACCCTTGAGCATCTGTTCAAGCCGTCCCATTTCCTTGGGGTCGCGTGAGGTGGTGCGTGCAATACGCATCGGCATACCGAAAATCTCGCCGAAGGAATCCCAGAATGCCAACATGTTTTTCTTCGGAATGGTCTGCGTGGCAGCCTTCAGATACAGTCCGAGGTCGTCAGGCCGTCCGGCTTCTATGAGCCAGTCAGAGAATGGGGCTGAGTGGTAGTCTATGCCCGTAGTCCAGTCCTGCCCGAGCTGTTGAATCACACGGCCGTATTCAGGAATGACATGCTTCCGTGGAATGAGCTTCACATCCGTATAGCAAGGACATCCATCGCCATCGGTGGTGAGGTCGCCAAGTTCGATGAGCGAGTGTCCCCAAAGATTGGCGGCAAGCGCGTATTCGAGCATTTGCTTGAACCAAGCTTGGTCGAAATAGTGGTGTGCCTCCTCGTTCTCATTACCTTTTGCATCGACCAGTTTGAAGGACTTCGCCATGACGAATCCTACACGCTGGCGAACACAGCCCGATAGGTGAAGGTCAATATCCACATCGCGGTATATGTCGTAGAGACGTTGGCGGTTCGGGCTGTCCACATTTATAGCCATCTGCCAGGCGTTGCGCCAGTCGGCAATGTCCCTGCGTGTAAGCGCATCGGTGGTGCGTTGCAGTTCGATGACCATCTTCTTTATGCGCTTGCGGTCTGACGACTTCGCAAGGTTGAAGTCCCCGTTTGGCGTGTGCAGTATATTTTGACTGCCACCTCCGAACATACCGCTGAAAAAGTTCTTTATATCCATAGCGTTACCAGTTATGTCGTAATTGTTTCTGTGAACCGAATATGAGCAAGTCGCCAGCCGGTGTGCCGTCCTCGTCGGTGTTGAGCGGCAGGTCGGGGATGATCTTTCCGGCTTGCACGCCTTCCAGCCACTTTATGGCACGCTCGTAGCGCTCCTTGCGTATTTCGCTGCCCATCTTTTGGGGCATAGCGGCAATCATGTGATAGAGCGCAATGTCGGCGGCATACATTACCACCAAACGGTTGCGGTTTTCGCCTTCAGCCGAGAACACCGCTTCCGTGTCGTATTTTGGTCTGAGGTAGCCGGCAATCTCCTCGCAAGCCTCCAGTTCCGCATTGTCGCGTATCTCCTGCGATGCCTGCGACACGACCTTCAGCGCATTTTCGCCTATGACCACTCTGTAGTCCTCTTCCGTGATAAACATAGTAAGCCTCCTTCCTAATGCGTCACATAAATGGCACGACGCTCGATGTCGGCAACCTTTACACCCTTACGGAAGCGGTGCTTGGCAACCAGTTCGCGGATGGTGCGTTTCGGTACGACCTTCAGCGAACCGTTCATGTAAATCACATAATACTTCATGCCAAGCAGCTTTGAGAGCTTGTTGGCTTTCTTGATGGCACGCTTGCACTGCCATCCCCAGATAATGTCCTTTATTACTTGTATCATTGTTACCAAATGTTTTTGGCGGTCGGTCTTTTGCCGAACACCGGTTTGAAACTTTCCTGTCTTGTATTGCGCTGGAGTATCCATATAGCGCCTTCATCAGCGTCAGGCGCATCGTCATGCACACGGCTGCCACGCTCCAACGCCAATGTCTGTTCGATGCCCACCTGCATGTCGGGGTCTTCCTTCTTGCGCTCGTTGTACCAGACAAAGCCACGTTCCCAAAGAGGACTGACCGCCTCGATACGCTGGATTTTGTCTGGCTTCTTTCGCTTGTCGGGCATGATGGGCAGCTGGTAGCCACGCAGCTCACCTTCCACGGCAAACTCGTCCAAAATCACATCCTGCATGAAGTTCGCTTCCATGAAGAACTGAATAGCCACCGTGTCGCGTGTACGCTCGTAGAGGTCGTATAGCCATCGAACCATCTCGCTGACTGTCGCCTGGCGCACGAAACTGTCTATGAGATGCAGTTCCGAGCCAATCTTTCCCCAAACGCGGCTCGCCTTGTAGTCGTTGGAGGTTGTCGATTTGAACGACGGGTCGGTATAGCACACAATCATGTCGTACTTTTCGAGCTTTGGCAAACGCTTGTATCGAATCCAATCCGCACGGAAGATCGTACCATCCACGATAGGGTTGTGCATCATCTCCTTCTCCCAGGCACGATAGCCCACGAAGTCGCGGTAAGCCTGCGCCTCCTCTTTGGTCCATTTCTCTTTCCATACCGGTTCTCCGTTACGATCGACCGCTACGATTTTAGAAAGGAACACTCCCTTTGTACGTGAGAGATTGTAGAGCACAGAGTTCTTGCTGATGAGGTTGCCCACCATAATGAAGCGTCCACGGCCCACATCAAGCGCACCAAAGAGAGCCTCCTTCACCCAGTCGGTGAGGTCGTGTACGAGTTTGTCGTTCTTGCAAAGCTGGTCGTCGTCAAGGTCATCAATGACGATGTAGTCAGGACGGGATTCACGGTCACGCAGACCACGAGGCGACTGTCCACGACCGCAGGCAAGGAACTTCACACCGCTCTTTGTCTTGAACTCGCCCTCCTGCCATCCGCCGTCGTTCTTCTGCTGTCCGAAGTCGGCAATGAGACGCTGGTTGTATTCCAGTTCCGCTTGAATATCTCCAAGCAGTCGGTCGGCATTGTCCTCCGACTTTCCGACAACCACCATAAAGTTGATAAGCCGCTTCGGTTGGAACATCAACCAGAGCGGCGTGAATACATCAAGGTGGGTCGATTTGGCGTGACCGCGTGGCCACATGAATACAGCCTTCAAGTCGGGCGTGTTTCGGACCTTGCGTGCAGCTTCGTTGTGGAACGGAGCGTTGTGAATGGTGCGTATGACCTCACCGGTCGTCTTGTCACGCAATTGCAGGAAGTGTGGAAAGTAATACTCGCAGAACGCTGCGTAGTTGTTGAGCAAGCGTTTGATACGCATGTCCCTTTCTACTGGCGTTTCGCTTTTCAGAAGTGACGTGTCCGTAATGGCTTGCACTTGCCGGCATCGCTCTTTCCACTCCTCGTATGCCTTTTTCTTTTCCGCTGCTGTTGCCATAGGCTGCCTCCACTATTTTATGCCCATCTGTTCTGTGATGTACATGTCCTGGAACTTGTTGATTACACGCATCAGTTCGGGAGTCACCTCTGGGTCTGTCTGCGAGCGGTACTCCAGCCACTTGGAGAACGCCATGAACACCTCGATGGCATCCACCACATTAGCCTTCTTGTCGAGCTTCTCAATGACCGACGAGAGTTTAGCCAGCTTGTCGCCAAGTCCTGCAATGAGTGCAGGGTCGTCAGAACCATTCACTTGTGTAATGAGTGTGTCGATGGTGAGCAACAGTTTGTTCACCAGTTCAGGGCGTGTGATGTTCTTTGCGGCACGAGCCTCTTTCCACCCCTCGGCTGAGCACCATTTGGATATGGTGACGCGCGACACGTCCACCTTCTCCGCAATCTCCTGCTGCTCCATGCCCGAAAGATAGAGCGTGCGTGCCAGCGATTTCTTTTTTTCAATATCTGCCTTTGTCATGTTGATAAGGTTTTTGTTCACATCAGGGCATACCACGCCCCGATTCCTTCTGCAAAAGTGCCACGATTTCGGTGGCTCTCCAAAAAAGTGTGCAATGGTTTCATAGAAGTGTGCAACCATTGCACACTTTTTTGGCGGACAGACAATTACCTCGTAATATTGCACTGCGAATCGGGCAATGCAGCCCAGAAAACGACAATGATATGAGTAAAGGAAAACGCGTAAGAATAACCAACGACAGCCTGAACAGCTACGGCACAAGAGTGCTGACAGCTGGCATGAACGTGGAGCAGTATCAGCGCAACCCCGTCCTGCTGTATATGCACGAGCGTGGTAATGTGATAGGCTATGTGAAAGACCTGAAGGTGGAGGATGGTGAAGTGACCGGCGAATTGATGTTTGACGAAGCATCCGAACTATCCACACGCTGTAAGAAGCAGTATGAGTTCGGCAGTCTGAAGATGGTGAGCGCAGGGCTTGACATTCTGGAGACAAGTGAGGACCCCGAACTGCTTGTGCAGGGTCAGACCAGTCCTACCGTCACCAAGAGCAAACTGTTTGAGGTTAGCTTGGTGGACATTGGAGCCAATGATGATGCCATCGTGCTGCAGAAGGACGGCAAGAAGATTACTCTCGGCAAGGACAGCGAGTGTCCCTTGCCAATGTTGAACAATAATAATCAAAAACAAATGGAACAGAAACAGTATGCCCTGCAGTTGGGCTTGCCGGAAACGGCGACTGATGCGGAGATCACCGCCAAGCTCAACGAGCTGAATGCCGCTAAGCAAGAGAACGAGAGACTCCAGAAGGAGAAGGAGACCCTCACGCTTGCCAGTATCACTGCCGTCGTGGAGAAAGCAGTCGGCGAGAAGCGTATCGCCACAGACAAGAAGGACGAGTTCATCAACCTCGGCAAGGAAATTGGCCAGGAGAAGTTGGAGCGCATCATCTCTGCCATGTCGCCACAGATGAAGCTCAGTGCCGTTATCGGCCACCAGGGTGGAGCTTCAACCCAGCAGCCTGCCACATACAAGAAACTGAGCGATGTGCCGTCTGCAGAACTCCTGACACTCCGCAAAGAGCAGCCCGAGGAGTATAAGCGACTCTACAAGGAGGAGTACGGCATGGAGTGTGAACTTTAAGTACAAACCAATAATACAAGAAAAATGAAAACAATTTTGACCATGATTACGGCTTTGCTGTTCAATGCGTTTACAGGAGCCGTGTTCGGTATGACTTTGGGCGTATCGCCCGTGGCAGGTGCAGTAGGTGCCAATGCCATCGCATTAGCCGTGAGCGGTGCAATGCCAGTGGGCGTGGCACGCGAGGGCGTGCTTAAGGAGATTTGGACTGGAGAGTTGGTTAAGTCCTTGCGTGAGTTTCTCGCAGGAACTTGGCTTGATGGAATCCCCGACAGTTCAAGCATCGTTGACAATGATGTGATTCACTTGGTGGAGGTTGGCGTTGACCCTGACGTGCTTGTCAACAACACCACCTACCCAATCCCCTTGCAGGCACTTGATGACAAGGACATCGCCATTAAGCTTGACAAGTTCCAGACCAAGGTGACCCCTATCACCGATGATGAGTTGTACGCCATCAGCTACGACAAGATTGCCCGAGTGAAGGAGAGTCATTCAAACGCCATCAACGATGCCAAGTTCTCCAAGGCAGCACATGCGCTCTGCGCCCAGAAGAATACAGCCAAGACCCCAGTGCTGACCACCACCGGCGAACGTGATGCTGCTACCGGTCGTCTCAAAATGACCGTCAAGGACCTGCTTGCGATGAAGGCAGCCTTCGACAAGTTGGGCGTTCCGACCACCAACCGTCGCCTCGTATTGTGTACCGACCATGTGAACGACCTCTTGGAGACCGATCAGCGTTTTAAGGAGCAGTACAACATCGACCGCAACACCGGCAAGGTGGGTAAGCTCTACGGCTTTGACATTTATGAATTTGCCAATACCCCTTATTACACATCCAATGGAGTGAAGAAGGCAGTCGGCGACAAGGGAGATACCGCAGGTGATTTCCACTGCTCATTTGCATTCTATACACAGCGTGTGTTCAAGGCTACTGGCTCCACCAAGATGTACTGGAGTCCTGCCGAGAACGACCCTGAGTACCAGCGCAACAAGGTGAACTTCCGCCACTACTTCATCTGCATGTTCAAGAAGGCAGACGCAGGTGTCGTAATGACCAGCGGATATAAAGCTGAAGCGTAATGGCGAGAATGAAGTATTTAGTCCTACACTGCACAGCCACCCCTGAAGGTCGTGAGGTAACTTCGAATGAGATACGCCACTGGCACACTGACCCGGTAAGCAAGGGTGGGCGTGGCTGGAAGCAGGTAGGCTATACCGACCTGATACACTTGGACGGCAAGGTGGAACGCCTTGTCGATAACAACGAAGATGCGGAGGTCGATCCGTGGGAAGTGACCAACGGTGCCAAGGGCTACAACAGTGTGAGCCGTCATGTGGTGTATGCCGGTGGCTGCACCAAGGATATGAAGCATCCCAAGGACACGCGCACCCCTGCGCAGCTGAAAGCGATGACCGACTATGTGCGGAACTTCCATCAGCGTTTTCCGCAGATCAAGATTGTAGGTCATTGCGACCTTCCGGGCGTAAATAAAGCCTGCCCAGCCTTCGATGTAGCCAAGTGGCTCAAGTCAATAGGAATATACCAACAGTAAAAACATGGATGGCATGAATATCAGCGAAGTCCTGAACGTCCTCCTTGGCGGAGGTCTGGTGGCTACCATTGTTGCAATATGCACGCTGCGGGCTACCATAAGGAAAGCGAAAGCGGAATCGATGAAGGCGGAAGCCGATGCCGAGACGGTGCGTATGGACAACGCCGAGCATGCCACCCGTATCTTGGTAGAGAACATCGTGAAACCATTAAAGGAAGAACTCAATGAGACAAGAAGATACCTCGAAGCCTCGAAACGCGAGATGGCGCGTCTTCGGAAGGCTATCGACACTGCGAACAGTTGCAAGCATCATGATGATTGCCCTGTTCTTGTCGGGCTGCGCGACAAGCCGAAAAGCGAGCGTGGCAACGGAGGAAAGCGTGAAACAAGTATCCGCGGACACCCTCCAGAGCGAGGTGCGTCAGACATGGACGGAGGCAGTACCACAGGAGGAAGCCAAGCTGGAGATACCTCTGGCGGAACTGACTAACCTGCCCGAAAAGGCAGAGTACCGAGCCAAGAACGGACGAGCCAGCGCAACCGTGCAGAACAAAGGTGGCATCATCGTGGTGTATGCCACTTGCGACAGTCTGCAACGCCAGTGCGAGTACTATGAGCGCCAGATGGCGAGCTACAAGAAAGCATTGGAGCAGCAGAAGAATGAAGCCAGAACGGATAAGGAACGCAGTTCAAATCCGTGGAAGATGCTTCTCATCGCCTTTATTGTCGGAGTGGCGACCGGCACAGTATTAACAATCATAACAAGAAAGATATGGCAAAAAGTGTTTTAGATGGAACTGACCTTATCCTTTCCATGGGTACCAATGCCCTCGGCTTTTCCACCGGTTGTAAGGTGTCCACATCAGCGGAGACCGGTGAACGTGTGACTAAAGAGGCTTCTGGTGGCAAGTGGAAGGAGTCTTACATCAAGAGTTTCTCCGAACAGATTACCGCCGATGGTGTTGTGCTTACTGACGGCACGGATGAGGTGCCTTCGTATGACCAGTTGAAGGACGCAATGCTTAAGGGTGAGCCAGTGGAGGCAGCGTACAATCTGCGTGAAGGAGACAAACGCACAGGTAAAGCCACTGGCGGATATAAAGGCAAGTATCTGATTACCTCTCTTGACCTTGACGCACAGGCTGGTGACGATGCCAAGTATTCAATCACGCTTCAGAACTGCGGCAAGGTGGATAAAGTGGGTACTGGTATCACAGACACCACTCAGCAGACTGAACAACAACATAGCGTATGAAAAAGACAAAAATCAAGGTTGGCGACAAGGAGTTCCCTTGCCGTGTGACCATGGGCGCAATGGTGCGCTTCAAGAATGAGAGCGGTAAGGACGTGAGTAAGCTGGAGAAAACCAATATCTCCGAACTGGTACTGTTTGTTTACTGCTGCGTGAAAAGTGCGTGCAATGCAGACAAGGTGGAGTTTGACTACGACTTCCAGAGCTTTGCTGACCTTATGGAGCCCGACGCAGCGAACTCCTTCTATGAAGATATGGGCGGTGAAGAAAAAAAAACGACCAACCAGGCGGAAAAGAAGTAAGCGTCGAGGAACTGTTGGGTATGGCATTGGGGTGCATCGGGATGAGCAGGGAAGACTTTGAACGATGTACCCCTTTTGAGTTTTACAAGGCATGGGAGCGATGGGCGGAAGCCAAGCGCGATGCGGAGCGCAACGAGTGGGAACGCACAAGAGTGTTGGCGCTCTTTGCCATCCAACCCTATGCAAAAAGCAATCTTCAAGCGCATGACGTTCTATCGTTCCCTTGGGATGAAAAGCAGGAAGAAAAGCGTGAGGAGGTGAGCAAGGACGAGTTCAATGCACGCTTTGAGGCAGCCAAGAAACGTTACGGACTGAAATAAGAAAAGACAATGGCAAAAGCAGTAGAATTTAGAATAAACATCAAGAGCGAGGACGGCGGTGTTCTGAAACGTCTGACAGTGGAAGCCGACGGTCTTGACGACATACTCTCCGAGGTGGGAAATACCGCTGTGGCCACTGGCAACAGACTGCGCGAGATGGCAGACAAGAGCCTCGTGTTCGATACAGCCGTCCGCTCGATCCGCGACCTCAGTGACATGGTGGGCGGACTTGCCGAGCCTTTCGACAGTTTTGAGACCGCCATGCGCAGTGCCAACACCATGGCAGGAAAGAGGGGGGACGAGTTTGAAGCACTGACTGGTCAGATAACGGAACTGAGCAAGAACATACCGCTTGCGCGTGAGGAACTTGCCAACGGCTTATACCAGGTTATATCCAATGGCGTGCCCGAGGATAACTGGATAGAGTTCCTCAACAAATCAAGCCGTAGTGCGGTTGGTGGTATTGCGGACTTGGGAGAGACGGTGACCGTTACTTCCACGCTCATCAAGAACTATGGTCTGGAATGGGATCAAGCAGGAAACATCCAAGACAAGATACAGATGACGGCCAAGAATGGTGTGACCAGCTTTGAGCAGTTGGCGCAGGCATTGCCCCGTGTGAGTGGTAGTGCATCTCAGCTTGGTGTCTCCATGGACGAACTGATGGCAGTGTTCGCCACTACAACGGGTGTGACTGGTGACACGGCTGAAGTATCCACTCAGTTGGCTGCCGTGCTCAACTCACTCATCAAGCCATCTGCGGAAGCTACGAAAGCGGCCAACGAGATGGGCATCGGTTTTAATGCAGCCAGTATTCAGGCTGCTGGTGGTTTAGAGAACTTCCTGCTCGGTTTGGATGCAAGCATACAGGAGTATTCGGCAAAGACAGGACAGTTGAGTCAAACCATTTATGGACAGTTGTTCGGCAGTGCAGACGCAATGCGACTACTCGGTTCGCTGACTGGCGAACAAAAGGAAAAGTTTTCGCAGAACATTGGAGCGATGGCAAACTCCGCAGGAGAGATAGACGCAGCCTTCGACAATATGGCATCGACTGGAGAGAGCCTACGTCAGACGCTCGCTAACCAGATGCACGCCATGATGGATTGGGCAGGCTCAATAGCCAGTACTTCCGCACCTTATGTGGAATGGATAGCTAATAGCGGCATCGCCCTCATGAGTATGGTGCAGCTCAGCGGTGGCATCAAGACTGTGGTGGCAGGACTGAAAGCTGTGAAGGTGGCCACGCTTGCGCAAGCAGCTGCAGCAAAGGTGGTGGCTGTCGCCTCCAACATTTGGAAGGTGGCACAGATAGCCCTGAACTTTGTGCTCAGTGCCAACCCCATCGGTATTGTCGTGATGGCTATAGCGGCACTTGTGGGTGCATTGATAGCGGCGTACAATAACTGTGAGACCTTTCGCAATATCTGTGATGCTGTATGGGCAGCGGTGAAGAAGATTGCATCAGCCGTATGGGACTTTCTTGTCAAGGCATTCGAAAAAGCGAGTGCCGTGATAAAGAAGGCATGGGAATGGGTGAAGAAGTTCTTCGGCATAAAGGACGAGACCACAGCAAGGCAGACGGCAGATTTGGAGAAAAACACAAAGGCCACGCAAGCGAACACCAAGGCAAAGACTGCGAACGCCCAGACCGCCTTGAAGAACAATAAGAAACAGAACGCCCCCTCAACAGACAGCGGAAACGGCAGTGGTAAATCGGGGAACCAGGACAAATACAGCGGAAAGAAGCTTATCGCCAATGCCACGAGTTACAAGGAACTTGGCAACAACATCCAGTACTACCAGAACAAACTGGAAACTGCCAACGGAACGGACACCAAGACCATTGCGCTTTATGCAAAGAAAATCGCAGCCTTGCAAAAGCAGCAGGATGCGATAACGCAGTTGCAGGATGCGGCAAGCCGTCCCACCGAACTGAAAACCCTGAAGGACATCGATGCAGAAATCACTTATCAACAGGGATTGAGGGAGAAAGCCTCTGCCGATGAACTTGCAGTAATCGATGCTGAAATACAGCGTTTGAATGACCTTAAAACGGCGTTTGAACGCAGTTCGCATGTTGATGTCGGTTTAGACAAGATACAGACATACCGCCAGCTTGAAAAAGAGCTGCAGTATTATACAGACTTGTTGAAAACCGCTACAGAGACAGAGCGCATCGAGATACAGAAGCAGATAAATGCCCTTAACGACCTGAAGAAGAAATGGGACGATACTCTTGATGAACTGAAGAAGCCGGAGGACATCTCCCGACTGAACACCATCCGTTCGCTGGATGATGCCATCAGCTACTACCAGACCAATCAGAAGAACGCCAGCGCATCGGAGATTGACGACATACAGCGCACGGTGTTGGAACTGGAGAAGAAACGCGATGCCATGAAGCAACTCACGCGCATTCCTGAAATGGAGGAAGAAGTGGCGAAGCTCGACAGTATGGAGGGCAAGACGCTGACCCTCGAACTGAAAACCATTGGGCTTGATGGTGTAAAGAAACGCATCAAGGAACTCCAGGATATGTTGGCTGACACGAAAAGTCCTATGGACGAGTCGCAGCGAGCCTCCATACAGAAGCTCATCGGCAGTTATGAGGATTACGAGAAGCGCATCCGCAAAAGCAATGTCACGTTAGGTAAGTCGTGGAGCACGGTCAAGGGTGTGGGCAATGGTGTCACCTCGCTCACCGATGCGCTGCAAGGCAACCGTGACGCATGGTCCACTATTACTGGCGTTGTCGATGCTGCCATTCAGATATATGAGGGCATCAACGGCATCATTTCAATTATTCAGGCCTTGACCGCCGTAACAGGTGTCTCCAACACTGTGACCGCTGCAAGTGGAGTGGCAGCGACCACAGCTGCTACGGCAAAAGTAGCGGCAGCCCCTGCAGAGGTGGCGGCATCGGTAGCTACGATGGCGGCAGTAAAGGCAGAGGCGATGGCGTACCGCGAACTTGCAGCTTCAGAGTTTATGGCTGCACACGCTTACATTCCGTTTGCTGGTGCTGGCATCGCAGCTGGATTTATAGCCATGATGCAAGGGCTTGTTGCTTCGGTTGCCGTGACACCATTCGCCAACGGCGGTATTGTGTATGGCCCGACCTTGGCGCTGATGGGCGAGTATGCTGGAGCGAAAAGCAACCCGGAGGTGATAGCACCGCTGAACAAATTGAAGTCGCTTATCGGTAATAATGGCGGCGGAGGTGGCGGCGTGTACGAGCTGAAGGTTAAAGGCAGAGACCTTGTGGCGGTGCTTGCCAACGAGACGAGAATAAATAGAAAAGGAACAAACATCAAAATATAAGGAGCATGTATCTGCACGGACATTTTTACAACCAAAGGGAAGAGCGCATCGAGGTGCATATATTGACTGGTGGTGACCGTACTAAGGAAACTGTCATTGGTGAGAAGAATGGGGAACTGTCGTTTACTGATGATCCAGTGGAACTGACGAGTCAAGTGAACGATACGTTTGACCACTTGCTCTGCCAGCAGGCTACTGTACGCCTTCTGGCGCGGAACTTCGTGCCGGACTTCTTTTGTGCCTCATGCCGTGACGCTGTGGTGAACATCTACCGTGAGGGGGAATGTCTCTTTGCCGGATTTATCGAACCGCAGAGCTATTCGCAGGGCTACAACGAGGAGTTCGACGAGATAGAGTTGAGCTGCATCGATGCGCTGACGGCATTGCAGTATGCTAAATATCGTGATGTCGGCTCGCTCGGTGTACTATATAATGTAGTAAAGGCGGAGGCGGAACAACGCACATTCTTGGCGATGCTGAAAGAGATATTGGGCGGAGTGACGGCTGAGCTTGACATCGTGGGTGGTAATGCCATGCGCTACCTATACGATGGAAGTAAGGCTGTGGATGATTTGGCAGGTAACCGCTATGCGATATTCGGGCAGCTGACGGTGAGCGAGTTGCTTTTTCTTGGTGATGAGGAGGATGACGTATGGCAGCAGGATGAGGTGTTGGAGGAGATACTGAAGTACCTGAACCTCCACATCGTGCAGGATGGGTTCACGTTTTATCTGTTCTCCTGGGAGAGCGTGAAGGGCGACGAACGCATCTACTGGCGAGATTTGCTGACTGGCGCAAGCGTGACGACGGCCCGGCAGACAACGGACATCGTGACTGGTTTGGTGACAGACACGGATACGACGATAAGCGTAGGCGAGGTGTACAATAAAATTATGCTGACTGCCAAGGTGGAGAGTATGGAGAGTGTGATAGAAAGTCCGCTTGACAACGATCTTCTGAAAAGTCCATACAGCAACAAGCAGAAGTACATGACGGAATACAGCAGTGATGGTGAGGGTTCGAGAGCGTTAAATGCCTTTGACGCTATGACTCACGGACAGGAGACCTCCTATAGTGGTGGCTGCGTGACGGATTGGTATGTGCAGATGATGAACAACAGTCAGTGGCTGTTCCCAAAGAGCGGGAGCGGTAACCTGATGGAGGAATACTGTAGTGAGGGGCGAAACCAACATATACTGCCGAACTGGTTGGCGAAGAACCAGGGTGCTGCCATCATGGCACTTGGTAAGGTGGAGAAGAAAACGGACGGAAAGGACAACTCCCCGACATCGAAAGTGGAAATGACGAACTACCTGGTAGTGAGTGTGAACGGCAACTGTGATGACAAGGAGGCAACTACCTATCCTAATACGAACTCGCTAAAGGCAGGCATACCGAGGGCAGTGTATAACGGTAGCATGACTGGTGGTGTCTTTTCGCCTACAGACGAGGGCACGACGAACTACATCGTGTTGAGCGGAAAACTGGTGCTGAACCCAGTGATGGCATTGACGGACACCTACAAAGCAATATACAACTATGACGGTGGAATATGGGGAAACATTTTTTCAGGTATCAATAAATGGTCGGGCATGACGGTACCGAGCCGAAACAACGGTGACGGGCGATACTACACGCAGCAGTGGTGGAAGGCGGCAACGCCTAACGAGACCGTGGTATGGGATATGGAAACGGCGCACGGCTTTGTTCCGTTCACGGATACCGGCCCTCAGTTGTATGAATTCAAGTATAGTGCCATTGGAGACGGTAGCGACCATATATCAAAGGTTGGTGTGCTGGCATGTATGCTGATAATAGGGGATAAGTGTGTTGTGGAAAAAGGCACAGAAGGACAGGTGACGGACTTCGAGTGGCGGAAGTACAAAACGCTGGAGGAGTGTTCCAGTGAGGACGAATATTACCAGCAGTGTTTTACGATAGGCTTTGACCCGAAAATCGGAGACAAGATAGTTGGTACCAAGTTCGATTTGCAAAACAACGTGAACTATGAGCTCGGAATCGATGCAGAGGGTATAGCGATACCAATCAAAAAGGCTGACAAAGTGAGCGGTAGGGTTAAGTTTATGATTCTGGGACCAGTGAACGCATTGTGGGACGTGGTGACGAGACGGCACAAGACGTGGTTCAGACACACGAAATGGAACAGTACAACGATACCACTGCTGGCACACGTGAGCAGCATCATGGTGGAGCAGTTTGAAGTGAAGATATACAGCGACAATGGACTGGTGAACAACACTGGTGATAATGACCTCGTTTACATGAGCGACACGAAGGAGAGTTTTGTGAACGTGAAGGATGACATCGAAATGAAGATAAACTCAGCACTGACAGCAGCGGAGTGCCAGGCTTTGGACGTGACGGACAGCGTGAAGATGAGCACCCCATTGAACACGTTGACAGGAGAGGGACTGTTGGCGGTATATGACTATTCGAGGGGTATGAGCGCTAAGCCTGAGCAGTTGTATGTGGACTACTATTACAAAGAGTGGCATGCACCAAGGGTTATTATGACGCAGAAGTTGACGGATACAGATGGTGGCATCGTGAGTTTGTTCGCTCACTATCGCCATCCCATGATGGATAAAACCTTCTTCGTGCAGGGCATCAGTCGCAACCTTGAGGAAGGATATGCAGAAATGACACTTAAGGAGATTGAGCAATGATAGACATCAAGGTAATAAAGAAACCAAAGAACGAGGGCAGTACGTCGGCACTGAGAACGAGCGGCACCGCTTACGGCGGCATGGCTGTGAAGGAGGCTGCGCATGCGGCCAAGGCAGACATCGCAGAACTGGCGAAGAATGCTACCCATGCCAAGGACAGCGATCATGCGCTGGAAGCAGACCACTCGAAAGAGGCCGACCATGCTGTGAACGCAGATGAGTCGAAACATGCTCTGGAGGCAGACCACGCCAAGGAAGCTGATAATGCAGACAAGTGGGATTACCGTGAGTTTGACGACTATCTGAATCAGCCAGTGAGAAAGACAGATGGTGTAACCTTTGACTCCGTGACCTCGGACAGCATAAGGAGTGCAGGACAGTTCGTTGATGGGATGCTTGGCGCAGGGTTCCAACTGTGGAAAGGTGAGGATGGACGCACCTATCTGACGGTGGATAAACTGACGGTGAGGCAGACGATGGCCGTGTTGGAGCTGCTCATCGAGAAGGTGAGGAGCGTGGGTGGTCAGATATGCGTGAGCGCGGCCAACGGACGCATCAAGACCGTGGAGGAATCGGGCGAGCACTATCTTATCACCTTCGAGCAGGAGAATATGTTTGTACAGCACGACCTGGTGCGCTGCCAGACGTTCACGGGCAAGGATATGCGGAGCTACTGGGTGGAAGTGACCGATGTTACGGAGACTGGCATCGTGGTGGTGAAGGAGGAGTTCGAGGGCGTGGAACCGAAGGAGGGTGATGAGTGTGTGCTGATGGGCAACACTGCGAACTCCGACCGCCAGAATATGGTGCTCATATCGGCCACCGAGGACGGTCAGCCGAGAGTTGATGTGATGGACGGTGTGAGTGGCAAGACCTTTGACAACGCTTTGCGTGCAAGGCTCGGTAATCTGGACGGCATTAAGGACGACAAGTTTCCGGCAGACCGCCAACCACGGGGTAACGGACTGTATGCAGACAATGCCTATATGAAGGGAACCTTCGTGCTGGAGACAGGCGAGGACGTGAAGACTCGGTTTGAGATAACGGAGGGCAAAGTGCAGAGCGCGATTGACAGCGTGAGGAACGATTTCCTAAGCGAGAAGGGCTATCTGAACAACCCGACGTTTGCATCGGGACTGGAGAAGTGGAACTCGGAGAATGAGACGGTGTTCTTCCTCGTCGGCAACAGGTGGATATGGGCCAACGGCGCAGCGCTATCGAAGAAGGGTGACGGTGCGAGCGTGGTGACAGACATGGGACGCAAGGTGGTGCGGATACGCAACAAGTATATCCGACAGAAGCATGAGAATCTACGCTTTGTGCCGACCTTTCCGACAAACAGCGCCGGAAAGAAGGAAGCCTTGCCAGTGTATTTGAGTTTCTTTTATCGCTGCGCAAAGTCCGGCACGCTGAAGATTGGTTTTGAGAATGTTGACAAGACGGGCTTTGCGGACTTCAACAGTATGGAGGTGAGTGAGGAAATCGCTGCTACCGGCGGCTATGTGCAATACACCTGCAGCGGACTGTGGAACGGCACGGGCGACTTCAAACTGGCGTTTGACGGAGACATCTATCTGTATATGCTGGTGTTGAGCACAGATAAGATTGAGGCGCTGACTTACAAGTACAAAACTCTGTTTGAGCAGTCTGAGCGGCTGGTGAAAATATCGGCAGCTGTGTATGACAAGGACGAGCGGGCACTGGAAGAGACGGGCTTAATCGTTACCTCCAAGGTGTCGGGGCTGTATGCAATCGATGTGGACGGCAACCTGAAATCCTTTGTCGGTGCCGGTCAGGACGGCGTCAAGATAAAAGCATCAAATATACAGCTGGAGGGACTTGTAACCGCTAACGAGAATTTCAAGATATTGGAAGATGGCAGCATCGAGGCAAAGAACGGCAAGTTCACGGGAGAAATAAACGCATCGAATGGAAATATTGGAAATTTGGTAATATCATCAGACAATCTACACTATGGTAACATTGATGATTGGACAACCGAAGAACAAAAGACATTGATCAGTGCAAGTCAAATAAGATTGCAAAACTACTTGTATGATGAGAACACTGCTAAATGGACTTTCCATCAGTTGTTTTTAGGAATTAACGCTGACCCAAACGATGATGATGCAGCAACATTTATGTACTTGAACAAAAATATGCAACAAGGAAAAGACATCGCATCTTTGTTCCGTCCTGCTTTTAGGATAGAATCTAAAGTCGCATCCTCACCACGTGTTTCTATATTATCGTCTGGTAGCATCGTAGTTAATGAGGGTGGCGTTCTTCAAGCAGGCAAAATCAAAGATGTATCAGCGGAACTTCCTTTAGTCCAGATATACAGCATAGATTGGATGGACGGACCTTTGCAACTTCTCAAAAACACAAGTGGCTCCAATAGGACAGTATTTTTGGATATAAAAAACGATCTTCTGTATTGGATGTTCGGAAGTAGTACATACGATTACGCCTTTGTACTCACGCTTGTAGGCCATAAATCTAACAATGCAGATATAGATATTGCATCCGGAGGAATCGCACTTATTGGGGCTTCAAAAATTACAATAAAAGCCAATTCCGTTGTAAAGCTACTAATTGTACGCAATGGTAATAGTGCGCCTTATGAGGATAATTTTTACTGTTTATATAATAATAATCTATAACAACGATATGAGCAAGATAGACTTTCAGCATTTCAAGATTTACGCATCCATCAGCCACAAGGCATCGCATACGGTGGACGCAAGAGAGAACTTTGCCGACATGATTTACAACAACGTGAATGGCATCAAGGCTCACGCACTCGCCCTGAAGATATACAATGGCGAGGGTAGTGTCGAATATACCGACGAGGAGGTAAGCCTTATGGGCACGGTGGCAGAACGTCTGTGTGTGCCCGGCTTTATCGACGGGCTTAGAGAACAGTTGAACAATAATCAAAACAATGGATGATATGACAGAAGAAGAGAAAAAGGAACTGGTCCAGGATGTGGTGAACCAGATAAAGACTGACAGCCAGAGTGTGGACGAGCTGGAAGCTGTGAGCACGCTGGACGGTGTGGTGAGCCTTCCTGCCATGAGAGGCGAGACGGTGGTGAGCGCCCCGTTGAAACTGCTGTCGAAACCTGCGGAGGATGCGGCTGCTGTCGCCAAGGCTTCTGCTGCTGTGGCTGACGCATCGGCAAAGAAAGCAGATACGGCAACAGCAACAGCGAAGGCTGCGGCCCAAACCGCCAACGATGCGGCAAGCAAGGCCACGGATGCCGCCCAGAAGACCAACGCAGCTGTGGCAAAGGCAGAGAGCGTGGAGTCGAGGTACAAGGACACGGCACTGGCTGCAAGGAACGGCGCGACAGCACGGTTTGACGGGCTGGTGGAAGGCGTGGAGATACGACTTGTATCATACCCCCAGATAGACGGTGTGTACTATGACACGGTGAACAAATCCTTCTGCGGGAAGAATGGTAACATATACTGCAATAACTGGCCTGGCGCAGACATGTACATGAACGATGTGCGCACGGAAGTACTGAAGGACAAGGCGTATGTGTGCGGTGGCGTGGTGTATGTGTGGAGCGATGAGGAAGAGAACCTGGTGGAGATAAGCGGAAGCGGCGGTGGCAACACCTATAACGTGACGGAGCAGGTTCCGCTGGAGAGCGGATACTATACGCTTGAGACCGCCATAGCAGCCGTGGAAGGAAAGGCACGTGCGAAGGGACGCTGCATCACCTACGAGACGGCACAGGGCAAATGGGAGACCAAGCAGTTCAAGGGCACGAACATCGAGAGCTGGGAGCAGGCGGCGAGCTGGGAGGACTTTGGCGGCGACGGCACGGTGAAGAGCGTGACGCTGAACGGCAAGAAGCTGGAGCCTGGCGAGGACGGCAACGTCGCCATCACCATCAGCGAGACTGAGGTGGACGAGAGCCTGAACGCAAGTTCGACGAACCCGGTGCAGAACGCTGCGGTGGCGGTGAAGCTGATGGAGATAGAGGCGAGCACCGTCTTGGGCATGAACGCCGAACTGAGTGACGACGGCAGCAGCGTGCGCCTGGCACTGACCAACAAGAGCGGTGCGGAGATAGCGTCTGCGGACATTCCGGCAGGAAGCGGCGGTGGAGGCGGTGACGCTTCGACCACGAAAATCGTGCTGGATGCAGCCGTCAGCAAGACCATCATCAAGGAAGGTGACAGCGCGATGCTGACATGGACGTATGACCACCAGTACAGCAGCGGTGACGAGAAAGGCACATCCACGGGCCAGAAGGCAACAGTCAGCATTGAGATGAAGAGGGGCGCTACCGTGATGTATGCAGACACGCAGCATGATGTGAGCAAGGGAACCTATACCCTGGATCTGACGAAATACCTGCTGCTCGGAACGACAGACATCTATGTGAGGGCTACCACAACCGACCCGACCACCGGCAAGACACAGACGAGGCAGAGCTATGTGAGCGTGAAGGCTGTGACCCTTGCGCTGAGCAGCAGCTTCAACATAGCCGAGTGTGTCGCCAAGGGCGGCTACGGCGTGAGCGAGACGGTGAGCATCCCCTTTGCGGTGAGCGGAAGCGGCGACAAAACCGTGACGCTGTATCTGGACGGACACCAGTGGGACTCGCAGACGGTGAAAAGAAGCGGCACGACGAACGGCAGTTTCTCCTTGTCGATGTCGGGAGTGAGCATCGGCCGGCACACGGTGCAGATTGTCGCCGAGATGGAGGCGAGCGCGGAGCTGACGCTGAAGAGTGAGAGCATCTACTTTGACATTCTGAAGGCCGGACAGAACGCCCCGTATATCGGCACGAAGCTGACCTTCGGTGACGGACGCATTTTTGCGGACGACCATCTGACCCCGACTATTGAAATCGGCCAGTATGAGCAGGTGAGATTTGACTTTGTGGCGTATGACCCGACAACGACCCCGGCGATCGTGGGTGTGTGGCGAGACGGCATACGGACGCAGACGGTGAGCGTTCCGAGGACGACGCAGGTATATACAAACCGTTTCCTGGAGCAGGGCGACGTGGCGATGGTGCTGAAGTGCGGCACTACGGAATACAAGCTGAACGTGAAGGTGACGGAGAGCGGCATTGACCTGAGCGAGGCGACTGCCGGACTTGTGCTGAAACTGACGGCAGCCGGCAGAAGCAATGCCGAGAGCGAGCCTGCTGAATGGCGTTATAACGACGTTCAAACGGTGTTTGAAGGTTTTGACTGGCAGAGCAACGGCTGGACGGGAGATGCCTTGAAGCTGACGAACGGCGCGAATGTAGAAATCGGGTACAAGCCTTTCGGCAACGACGCGACCACCACGGGCGCAACCTACGAGATGGAGCTGACATGCACGAACGTGACCGACCGCAGGGGTACGGTGGTGGACTGCATGACCGGCGGCGTGGGCTTCAGACTGACGACGCAGGAGGCTCTGATGCGGACAGGCGCAGGTTCGGAAGTAGGCACTAAGTTTGCAAGCGGTATGACACTGAAGATAGCCTTCGTGGTGCAGGAGAAAAAGGCGAGCCGACTGATGATGCTGTATGTGAACGGCATCCTATGCGGTGCGAAGCAGTATGCCTCGACGGATTCGCTGCTCCAGGCAGAACCGACGAACATCAGGATCACGAGCGAGAGCGCGGACGTGGAGGTGCGGAACCTGCGCGTGTACAACCGTGCGTTGGGCGATGATGAGGAACTGGCGAACTATATGGTGGACCGTCCGACAAGCGACGAGATGGTGGTGCTGTTCGAGAAGAACCAGGTGATGGACGACGAGGGCACAGACGTTGACATCGACAAGCTGAGGGCAATGGGCAAGAGCGTGATGAGGATTGTGGGCGACGTGAACCTGGTGAACCAGACGAACAACAAGAAGTTTGAGGTTCCGGTGGACATCTACTTCTACTCTGCCTACGGTAAGGAGTATGACTTCATCATCTACCAGTGCGGACTGAGGATACAAGGCACCTCATCGACGACCTACCCGAGAAAGAACTACCGCATCTACTTCAGCCGCTCGACGAAGTACGGCACGAAGCTGTATGTGAACGGTGTGGAGGTAGCGGACTTCAAATATTCGTTCAAGCCAGGTGCAAGACCGATAGACATATTCTGTCTGAAGGCGGACTTCTCGGATTCTTCATCTACGCATAATACGGGTGCGGTGAGAGTGGTGAACGACATCTGGAAGAGATGCGGCTGGCTGACTCCGCCACAAATGGCCTACAAGGGCAACTATGATGTGAGAATCGGCGTGGACGGTTTCCCGATAGATTTGTTCTACGACAACAACGGCACGGGTGAGAACGTGTATCTTGGCAAGTACAACTTCAACAACGAGAAGAGCGGCAGCGGCATCATCTACGGCTTTGAGGGTATCGAGGGCTTCAATGACGAGACTGCACTGAAGGGCGGGCGCAACAAGTGTATCTGCCTGGAGTTCCTGAACAACTCGGAGACATTATGCCTGTTCGGCACGAGCAACATGGACACGTTTGACGACGCCCTGGAGTTCCGCTTCAAGGCCGACGACACATGGGCGACGGCGCATGAGGACGACAAGGCGGCAGTGAAGCGCCTTTGGGAGTGGATATACTCTTGCAAGGGCAACCCGACGAAATTCCTGAACGAATATGCGGAATACTTCGGCAACGACTCGCCATTTGCAGGGTATCTGATAACGGACTACTTCATGGCTGTGGACAACCGCGCGAAGAACATGATGCTCGTGACGTGGGACGGCAAGATATGGTACTTCATCCCATACGACATGGACACGGTGTTCGGTGAGCGCAACGACTCGGTTCTGAAATACGACTACACGATAACGTGGGAGACGATGGACGAGAGCATCGGCTCGTATGCGTTTGCAGGACACGACTCCGTGCTGTGGGAACTTGTGAGAGGCTGCCCGGACAAACTGAGGGAGGTGGCAGACAAGCTGCGAAGCACGATGTCGCTGGAGTATGTGCTGAAGGTGTTCAATGAGGAGATGATGGGCAACTGGTGTGAGCGCATCTACAACAAGGACGGCATCTACAAGTACATCAAACCGCTGACGGAGGGTGTGACGACGGCAGACGGCACTACGAGTCACTATGACTATCTCTATGCACTCCAGGGCAGCCGATATGCGCACCGCACCTATACCATCCAGAACCGCTTTGCATTGCTGGACAGCCAGTATGTGTGCGGAACATACAGAAAGGACAGTTTCGCGGCCTACTTCGGCTATAAGTTCGGAAGTGACAACCGGAAGATAAGGATCACGGCGAGCGAGCGGTATTTCTTCGGGTACGGCTACACGAGCGGTACTCCGCATGAAAGCGCAGTGCTTGCGGAGGACACGGGAAGTCAGGTGGAACTGACGCTTGACACGGACCTCATCGTGAATGACCCGCAATACATCTACGGTGCGAGCCGCATCATGGGGCTTGACCTGACGGACGTAAGCCATGCCATACTCCAGACTCTGAACTTGAACAACTGTTCCGCCCTGAGGACGCTTGACGTGAGCTGCGGCCAGACACAGACAACGCTGAACGCATTGCTGGTGAACGGCTGCCGAAACTTGCGTACTCTGAATATGACCGGCTTGAAGTCAGGCAGCTTCACTGGCATAGACTTGAGCAACAACACGAAGCTGGAGACACTGAAGGCAGGCAAGACAGCCCTGACCGGCGTGAACTTCGCACAGGGTGCTCCGCTGACGAGCGTAACGCTCCCGGCAACGTTGCAGACACTGGAACTGCGCTATTTGGGCAAACTGACGACCAGCGGTCTGACGCTTGAGGGCACAAGCAACATCAACAGACTTGTGGTTGACAATTGTCCGGGTGTGGACTGGCAGACGCTGCACGCAAGGTGCGGAAACGTGAAGTATCTGCGTGTGACCGGCATCGACATGGAAGGCGACGGCAGCCTGCTGGCCTCACTGATGCAGACGGGCGGTGTGGACGAGAATGGCGGCAATGTGGAGAGCTGCCGACTGGTGGGCACATACCGACTGACCCGTTACGTTGATGATGAGACCTATGCAGCATACATCGAGCACTACCCGGAGTTGAACATCGAGCAGCCTGAATATACAATGCTGGAGAGCGACGAGAGCGTGGCAGACGATGCAAATCTCTCGAACTTGGATAACGGCACGGGCTATAAGTACGGCAACGACTACAAGCCCAGCGGCCATGTGGCTGCGATACTGAAGAACCGCCACAGAGTGCTTGCGAAGGTGACAAAGAAAGCGACCACGAGGAACGTGAACATGGCGAATGTCGATACCGTGGTGAACAATCTGGACGGCGAGATGACTTACTTGGAACTTGACGATAAGGACAGCACCAAGTATGCCGACGGAACCCCTGCCAAACTTGACGGCAGCGAGGGTGACCTGATGATGCACGAGCCTTTCTTCTGGAGCAAGGGTGTGAATGACTTCTTGAACAGCAAGAACTACAGCTGCTACAGCTCGAAGGACAAGGATCACATGCCGGCTGTGCCGAATGTGGACGTATTGACGCTTGATGACATCAAGGCGGTGCAGGGCGGTTACACTAAAGGCAGGAAAGTGATGAGTGGCAGGGACACCATAACAAATGCCATGAGTACGGACAGCTCTTATTCGGTGTGCGTGGTGGATGTGTCGAAGCACAAGCGTGTTCGCTGGCCGAGTGTGCCAGGCACGAACCTTGTGGGCAGCGCATTTGCCGACGTGAACGGCAATGTGGTGAAGAGCGACGGGGTGCCAACGCTGGGCAACAGATTTGAGGCCGGCATGTATCTCATCAGCGATGTGCCGGAGGGAGCCAAGACTTTGTACTTCTCTATATTGAACACAGCCGAGTTTGACAAGGTGGTGCTGTCCAACAGCAGCAAGATAGAGGATATGGAGCCTGAATGGTTTGCCAACGAAGAGCATCTGTGTGCTGTTGTGGGCAGTTCTGTTGTGGGCAGCAAGCTGCGTGCCTGCATAACCGGCGGCAGCACTACTGCAAGCATGACATGGACGGACTTCCACTATTACAGCGTGCAGAGGGGTATGCAGCAGATTGACGCCCTGATGCACTTCCGCATTGCGAACCTTGCATACGCGAAGTATGGCAGGAGGAACATGCAGGAGCAGTGTGGCGCTGGCTCGCATACGAATATGCGCACGACTGGCGGTACGATGTCAAGAGGCATGCAGGACACCATAGGCTATGAGGGCGCAAAGGCAATCAACCCGAATGTTACAAACAGTCTGGTGGACGAGAACAGAGTGCACCAATATGCCTGGTATATAGACAAGGACGAGTATGGTGCTGCAAAGGTGACGCAGGTGAACAATATCTGCTGCCTGGGCTATGAGGACATCTACGGACACAAGTATGACATGATGGACGGTGTGGACTTGCCGAACACAAGCGGCAATGAGGGCAAGTGGCGCATTTGGATGCCTGACGGCAGTACGATCATGATAAAGGGTACGACGAATAGCGGTAACTGGATAACGGCAGTGGCTCATGGAAGGCTGATGGCGGTAGTGCCAGTAGGCTTGATGAATGGCTCGTCGAGCACATACTATTCAGACATGTACTGGATAAGTACAGCCACAGGCCGTGTGGTCTATCGCGGGTGCTACTACGCGAGCGCGAATGGCGGTGTGTCGAATGCGAATGCGTTTTCCGATGCGTCGAATGCGTATGCGAATGTCGGCTCGCGTCTCGCCTTCCGCGGCAAACTCGTGAGGGCGCAAAGCGTGGCTGCGTATAAGGCGTTGAGCGAGGCTGCGTAACGCGAAGCGCGCAAAGCGGGAGCGAAGCGACAAAACGAAAAGAACGGGGTTCGGATGGTGTCCGGACTCCGTTCTTGCATTATGTGAATACCGGCGTAAGCCGGTCGAAAATATTTTGGGGTGGGGGAGTCCCCCCAGCGGTACGCTTCGTTTTAAGAAAATAGACGGCTCGTTCTGGAATGGCGAAACGTTTCGTTTTGCGGATTATACATTGCTCAAGTATTTTGCGCAAGAATATGATTTTTGCGCCAGGTCTTCGGAGTCGGCAGGCTCCGGGAGGCCAGTGAAAATATCTCTACACGTGACGGGGGCAGGAAGAGTCTCGTCACAGACGTTGAAATTGTGAGTAGGCTTTGGATAGGGGTCGTATTCTACAGGTATCACTTTCTGTCCCAACGCCTCGACGGCCTCGGGTCGGAGGGCGGAGCGCTTGATACCTATGAAAATGACGCGTTCCCTGGTTTCAGGAACGCCATAGTTGGCTGCATGAAGCACCTGTGGATCCAGCACGATGTAGTCATTGCCATTGGCAGCGGAAAAGTCGCGCTGAATAATATCCTTCACATCCCCAAGGCTAACAAGTCCCTTGACATTCTCCGCAATAAACATCTTGGGTCGTACGAGGTCTATCACTTGTTTCATCCATATATAGAGCTTGCCTCTTGTTTCCTCAGACGGTGAGTCGTCCTCTCTTTTCTCTCCATTGTGCGAAACAGACGAGTTGAAGCCTCGGCGTTTTCCAGCAACACTAAAATCTTGGCACGGGAATCCGCCCGTTACAATATCAATATTGTCGGGGAAAATACCACCACCATCTTTGTGAAGCTTCACAAGGTCAACAATGCTTGTGAGATGATATATTTCGGGATTGACGTTGTAGCGGGACATATATCTCAACCATGCAAGGCGTGCTTCTTCTAAAATGTCACACGCAAAAACTGTACGAAACAAATTGCGGTTAAGTTGAACCCAATCGTTATTAATGCGCCGGTGAATCCACTCTTGCTTGGTTGCCGAGTGGTTGTGGCAAATAAAACCTCCTTCTAAACCAATATCCATACCGCCACAACCCGAGAAAAGAGATAGTACTCTTAAAGTACCCTCCTCTTGACGCTCGTTGTTGCCATTGTTGAAAAACAAATCATATTGCGGTTCTGCAACCAAATCTGAATATTCTTTGATCTCAACGTCTTTGTATGTTTTGGTTTTACTTGTCATTTTAATATATTTTAAGCACCCTTGTTGTCTTGAATTTTGTGCAAATATTCATAATCAACTGCAAATTTACATAATATATTTGTAAAAAGCATGCTCTTTGACGTTTTTATTTTATCACGCACTCCAAAACCTTGCATTTCATACCCCTCGTAAAAATAGCTCTTCTCTTTTTCCTTGTTTTTTTTGAGTGAGAGAGAGTGGGGAGGGGAACTTCTCAGTTTGTTAACGAAAGTGAATGTGGTAGACTGCTGCTGGAGGAGAGTGATTCGGCACGCTCCAACAATTTGCTTGTAAGTAGCAGACATTTAGACCTTTACGGATTTGTTAAATGGCGATGTCGTGGTGGCGTTGTGCTGGTTGTACTCACATTCTTACATTCTCACATTCTTACGTTAAGGATTTGAGAAAGAGGCTAAAAGTGGGGTTGTTGGACCTCAAAGAAATAGTATATATAATACTAGTATTATATATACTATTTCTTTGGCTCCGTATCGCATCCATTTTTCTTAACGTAAGAATGTGAGAATGTGAGTTTGTGAGTTTGTGAGTTGCAGGGGGTCATGACTTGAATCCCATTCCTTGTACTTACATTCTTACATTCTTACATTCTTACATTCTCACATTCTCACGTTAAGGATTTCCCACTTCGCCTTCTATTTTCTCAAACGCGATTTATATGTAAAGAATATTCAGAACATTAGTCAGTAGTTCATATAGCTTTGCTATGTGCTATTTTCTGCAAGACGAAAAAAGTTGGAAAATATCTGTGATTTTATTTGGAGGTATGAAATATTCTTCGTACCTTTGCACCATCATTTGAGACTTGCGGAACAAACCCATAGAGGGCCCGTGACGGGCTTTTCTTACGACAGGGGCGAGGGACAAACAAATAGCGGCGCCGGTCCTAAGCTACCATCGGCAAGGTCTCCA